GTCCTTCTGAGTCGGGGGCGGCGGTCCTGTTACAGGCAGGGGGAGGGTTGCAAGATCAGGTGAGGGCAAAATAGCGACACGAGGGGCAGGCTCGGGCTGCGCTATGACGGGGTAGTTGTTAACGCTAACTAAGCGCACAGGATCATCGACACGCTGAGACAGCCAGCGCGTCAAACGCTTCGCATGTCCGGGGACCGAATGGTGAGTCGTACTAGTAGGCTTCGCAGGGGATCCGTTGACGCGGAAGAAGCCTAAGAGGGATTCCACCTGTCCGGTGCCCCAATCCATAAGCGAAGGGTCATTACCGTTACCAGCGTAGGTGTACGACACGACGTTCACACCAGTAAAGAACCCTTCAGCAGGATTAGGCATAGGATTGTGAGGGGTAACCCATCTACGGTCAGCACAGTTAGTCAGCCCAGGGTCGACGAACAAGGCGTCGGTCGTGTACGCACCTAAGTTAGGTTCAACCGACTGTTCCATGAACCCGAGACCGTTCTCACGACGATAAGAGCCAGAAAGTAGGTAAGAATACCCACGCGAACGCAAACCACCCTTCCCGAATTTGAGTTTTACCGTGAGTCCAGGTGGGAAAGTGCCGTTGCGGTGAGTTGGGACGTCGGGATGGATCAGATCATCGTACCCGCAGAATGGGATCGTTTTACGACCACCCCTAACAGCGGGCATGAACAACTTGCCCGTATCGCCGGTGACCAAAGGGGAAGGTTCAACCCACCAGAACGGGATGATCGCGTCGTTTTCGAGGTGTCTGTCTACTCTGTCAGCAGTGAAAAAGGCGGCGAAGCTATGTTCATCACCCACCGCTCCATGATGCAACTCGAACCGGTCTGCAACCAACCGGCGCCAGATCCCCATCACGTCATAGACACGTTGATGGAGCCCTTCGAAGTTCGAGGGACGATTCTCACCGCCCGGAATGTCCTTTTCAAAGACGGTGGGGATGCCCTCGACTTCGGAGTCGGCCACGGCAACCAAGCCAGCGAACGTAAGATATAGAGCTACACAAATCTTAGTCGCATCCTCAGCTGCGATTCTGCGGCGTAAGGGGAGGGACATGAACTCCTCCGTAGTCACAGCAATGATCCCAGCACCCGGCGGGTACATAGCATCGGCAAGCGCCTTGCGTACCCATCCTCCTTCATCCGTGTGAGACCATAGAGACCAAGAATACGTCATGCCCCTGAAAAAGGCTTGCACGTGGTGTCCTGCACAAGCACAGCCTTGAGCAGCGCAGAACACGTTGTTGGCTAGCTTTAGAGCGAAGCCGGCTAACTCAGCCCCTTGGAGAGGTCGAGCCGTGCGGTCAGGGAGGAGGTCGGCCATCAGTTGCAGCGAACGAATGCCGCCGGCGAACGCCAAGTAAGCGAGGGTGACGTACTCACGCGAGGACACGGCGATCCCGGGGCCGATGGTCAACTGTCCCGATACGGGGACGGACCAACTAGGGGACAACAACCTAACCGAAGCCAGACCGCGGTCGTAGTTAAACTCAGCGTTGTTACTGCCAGCAGCGGCTGCAACGCCGAGGACGTACGCAAAACCGCGCAGATCGAACAATCCGTCAGACACGCTCGCAACGGAATACGAAGTACGCGGACGCAACTTCTCCATAAGCGCACGTATCAAATCGGGAGATTGAGTCCCGACGTAGGAAGCGTCAAGAGTGACCTCGAGCCCGCCTGCGAGGTTGTCACACTTGGTACTACCCTGAACGACATACGTTAAGTCACTACGCCCCTCAACGTTTTTGCCGGCCAGAGTACCATGAACCGAGTGAGCAATGGACAAGCCCAACCTCACTGAGTTCTCGTCATCGTTCCAACGCTTGAACGCCGCCGCGTTAAGCTCGGAACTGGGTGGTAAGAAGCCGATGATATCCATACTGGGTACGACTGTGTCGTTAGTCCGGAAATTATCGGGAGACTCTTCATTTATCGGGTTATGGCTATTGTTAGGGCATAGGCCAACACGGTGGCATACCTCATTACACCCCGAAGCGAGTAGGCACGTCGCAATGACACACTCTCTCACACCTTGCATTCCGCATATGCATACCCCCTATTCCGTCCATTAAAGCGGATCCCAGAAGGATTTCGACGGCTTCCACAGCGAAATAGCACGGTGCCGCAACC